AGCAGTTCTTTGATCTGCTTGGACCAGAGTTGCGAACGAACTAGATGTTCGTTATTGGCAACAGAAAATCCACTCATTTAAGTAAGTCTCCTAGTTAAAGTTAATCCTCAGTATCGAAGAAGTCAGGGATTTCCTGAGCATCCTTATACATTTGTACTGAGGTTTTTGGGTCATAGTAGAGAGCAGGCTGGTCTTTACGCATCTTCACATAATACGAACGAGTTCGCTTAGGTGCTGTATTCGGAGAGAAGTTGTCCGTTCGGACCGAACTACGTGGTGCATTAATGTCCCGTGGAGATACTTGGTTAAAACCAAGAAGATTGAAGACTGCGTCCGGAGATGTCCGTGCTAAGCTATCAACCATGTCTACGGTGAGACCTGGGGTACTCTCAATTTTTTGTTTAAGAAGCTGTGAGTAATTGCTACCCAAGTGCTCCTTAAGTTTATCCTGAACAACTTTGAAATTCTTACGTTGCTCTTCAGTCTTGTTAAATTCCAAGATCTGTTTAGAAACTAAAGTCTCAAGTTGTTTAGGGTCTAGGCTGGGCGTATCAACGTTCCCTGAGTCATTTGGTAAGTTAAACTCGTTGTTATCGTTATTTCGTCGAGATGTGTACTGGTCTAGCATATCCTCGATATTAGCCTTAGCTCTGGCTTCAGCCAACACTTTCGTATAATCTTCTTTAAGAGCATCATGCTCCTTCAGAAGATGCTGAATGTAGTTGTCTGAGTGAAGCTTAGCTTTAGCTAAGTCTTCAGGAGTTTTGAATTTCTTACCGTCTCCGACTAAATCTTCGAGGTAATTCTTTGTTGGATCAATGTCAAGGTCCTCAACATTATCGTTAAGCAAACTATCGGTCATAGTTATTAGTTTTCCTTTTGGTCTAGGGTAATTAGTTTGTCAATTTGACGCAAAGCTTGGCGATAGCCATTGCAATGCGCCTGCCTATGAGCCCAGTTAGGACTTTCATAGGTCTTTAGATTAGCTTCCTTAGAATCTAAATCTTCTTCGTACTCTTTGAGAATCTCTTTCATACGACGGAAGACTGTTTTACTGTGAAGAAGAGTATTTGTGAAACGCTCTTTTTCTTCAGTATCTTTGATATTCTTGGTCCAATTAATATCCATTATTGGGGCATTCCTTGCTGCATAGCTTCAGGAGGAATTTGATTTGGCATCGGTTGTCCTTGCAATTCCATGTCATAATCCTCACCCATGCCTGTAGCAGTCATAGTCTCTCGTTGAAGCTTCTCTTGTAGAACATTGACAAGACGTTGAGCGTCTGCTTGCTCAGCAAGAGCAATGTAAGGAACACAAGCTTGAAGTTGTTTCATACTGAAAGTATTCTCATACATCTTAGCTAATTTAATACTGGAGAAATGAGGCTGAACAACTGACCACATAGGAGAAGAAGCAAGAGCATTTAGGTTCTGGACTAATTGAGCTTGTTCTGCGAAGTTACGCGCAGCGACAGGTTTGATACGGCCTGAACCTGTAATATCCTCAGGAGTTAATTCTTGGAAAGATTGTGCCTTGAATTCATCATCGAATACAGAAATAGATATTGCTTGGGTCATATTACGACGAGCAAGTTCTAACATTGCATTCAGAAGAGGCTCAAGGAACTGTTCTTCAAATTGTTTAATCTTCATCTGGAAGATACGTGAAGAAGCATTCTCAAGAGACTGTACTTCATACTTAGTCTTTTCACCTGGCGAACGGAATCCCATAGCTTCCCTTGGGGCACCGGCCATTTCTTCCATGAGACGTTCTAAGTTCTGAATCTCCATATTAGCTTGGAGAACTTGAACTTGAGGTTGAATGATCTCAACATCTCCTTCATCAGAAACAAAGATCTTTTCACCTGGCTGCCAAGTATATTCTTCAACAAAACCTTTAACCTTTTGGACTGGATAAGTCACAAGATCGAAGATATCTGCCTTCATATTCTCAACATGGTCAATGCGGTACTGCATTCCAACAAGATTATGTAAAGGACCTTGTCCCCAGAGATTGTCAGGACGTTGACGCCAGACACACTGGAAGATTGGGGCATAGCCAAAATAAGAAGGATTAGGTTTATTGACGATGACCTTGTGTCTGTCAACAACCATGATCACCCGATTCTTCTGGAAATCATCGTTATGAGGATCATAGATATCCCCATAGAAAGTAAGGACTTCTACAGTGTCTGACTGGAGATATTCACGGAAAGAAGTAAATCCGTCCATTGCGTAGAAGTTATCCTTGATCTGCCAATCTCCATCGTAAGTACGTGCTTTGAAACGAAGTTCCTTCATATACTTATATAGGTTTTCGTATGCATCACGATTCTCATCGTTAGACATACGTTCTAAGAGTTCCTTCAGTTCTCCCATAGAGATTACTGAACGAATGAATTTAGGAGAAGAAACAAAATCTTCTGCGATAGGGTTCATAACCATATCGAAAGGATTAATACGCTTGATTGCAGGGCCGACAAAGCCAGAAGTAATCTTATCTTCGCCTTCAACTCGTTCATCAATCCATTCTACAGTGCCGAAGCAGTTTCCTTCGTCAATGTAATCAGAAAGAGCCTTTATGATTTCTGTTTTGAATTTAGGTTGATCCATTGCCCAGAGAATGTAATTCTCTATGGCTTCTTTCTTAGAAACAGAATCAGGATCATATTCATTGGCCTTCCACTCAATGTTCTTATCTTGAGGGAATAAGGTTGCTAAGTAATTAGCTAAGAGATTGTCTCTGATCTGACAGAGTTTAGGAATAGTGGTCTTGTTCTTCCAAGGAAGAGAACTATTGGAAGTTTGGGAAGTATCTGTGGCGAAGACATAACGACGAGTTTCCTCTTGTTCTGATTCCCAAAGACGACGACGCATCTTCCAGTCCATATACTGCTCTGTAAGACGTGTTGCCTCTCGGTCTTCGGTGAGAATATCCGTGATTGTAAGGACTTTACCTGTCAAGCGACGCCTCCCCAGCGGGTATTGAATTTAATTTCATTTGAATATGTTCTGTTCATTCTGAATACGTTTAATGGTGCGACTGCATAATCGATGGCTGATGCAAGAGCATCTTTGACGTCATCGTGAGCAGGGTTAGCGAAGATTAGTTCTTCTTCTAAGGTTTGGCAGTTACCTGATTGATAATGCCAGATTTGCCTATTGGCATACTTTGGTTCTAAGGTAGCCATAATACGCTCTTCCTTTGAACCTAACCAACGAGTGGGGTGATACTCATCCACAGTCAACGATAACCCGTGTGGTCTAATGTAATTATCTTTGATATCTTGAACGATGACCTTTTGGGCAGTTGAGACTTCGGCTCTGAGTTTTCTGAAGCCCCATTTCTCGTATAGTTTTAGAATATGATTGTAGTATTCGGAGATACGGTCTGTCTTAAACCTATCGATGTCTAAGATGTAGTAGTTATGACTTCCATCAACTCCGATGACAACGATGGAGGAATAATCTGATCTGGCTCCAAGAGAATACGCAAAATCCACTGCTGCGACGACATTAAGTGGCTCTCCTCGGAATTGCCATTTGCCGTTTGCTCGTGCCAGGAAATTAGGGTCATAGTATTGAAATAGACTCCTTTGGATTGGAGATGATTCAATATCCTGTGGATCGTTGTAATACTGGGCTCGGAAGTGAATACGATTCGTATATTTTGATTTCTTATCTGCAAGGATTTGAGCGTCGAATCCGAACCATTTACCGTCAGATCGTTGTTGCTTTGGCCAGAGAAATTCTCCTGTGCCGTCTCCTGCTGATTCGACTTCGTGTTGTTTGACCTCGAAAAGAGGTTCTTCAGCAATTTTATCACCATGTTCATCATACCTTTCGACCATCATACTAATTAGATCAGAATATAGATCATTAGGATGATACCTAGTTCCTACTACCCATTCCCTTGCGTTAGCTCCTTCGATAGAAGAAAGATAACCATACTGTTCCTTTACTTTTTCTCTCGTCGCTTGGACATAGGCATTAGCTGCCACAACGACGTCATCAAGAACTGCAATGTCACAATGCATACCCACGATGTTAGTCGTAAGACCAGCAGTAAAAACAGAAGGATCACGAATGGATTCCTCTCGTCTCTTCGGGTGGTCAAGAGATATTTCCCTTTCAGTCCATTTTTCCCTTTTAGCTTCCTCTTCATTGACCATTTCAGGCCAGTAAAGACGATAAGAAGGAGAAGTAAAGATGTCTTTGATGAACTTAAGCTGTTTGATTGCTAAGTTCGAGGTAGAAGAAATATATAATACCCTTTGGGTTGGGTCTTTGGTTAATTCCCAGACTAC